ACCCTCTCAGGTACTGCAGTTGTCGCGGCCACCTCGGCACCGACTGGTGCATTGGTGGTGGAGGCTTGCTGTGTTGCATCGGCCACTTGCGCGACCGGTGCGGTTTGCGCTACGGGTGATGTGGATGCACCCTCGCCCAAAATTGTTTCAGTTGTCATTTGCTTCCTTGAGCATGGTCATGAACAGGTCTGGCGCCACGGAGTTGATGATCTTCACGGTGTGCAGACCTTCCATGCGGGCGCCTTCGTTGTAGGCCATCGTCATGCTGTTCTGGTGAAAACTGGATGCATAAACACCCGAGCGGTTGATCACCCGCAGCAGCACACGCCGACCTCGTTTACTCTTCATCAACCACTCAATGTCACCCTCCTCGGTCTGGTCCTGGATCTTGGCTTTGAGCAGGCGTTGCTGCTCCTGCTTGTCCTGGGCCTTTTGATCGAGCGGGTCGTATTGAGTAGTCACACGCTGAATTTATGCGTGGCAAGGTGTGTTATGGACACCACTAGCGTCTGCGCCTACGCAGCAGAACAACAAAGTCGGTGGCATTGCTTGCTGCACCTGCTTGCGCTATCTGCACAGCGACACCATCAAGCTCAATAACCAGGGCGTGCGTGTGATTCGATGCCTGTGCTACTGCTGCTGCAATGCTGTCCAGTGTGGCCGCAATACTCTGCGCTCTTCCACGGGTCTGCGCTACCGCGGCCCCAACATCGCCAAGCGTGATCGACAAGCTCTGCGGGTGCCTTGCTGTCTGGCTGACAGAAGCGGACAGGTCACCCAGCGTTGCGGCTATGGCTTGGCTGGTGCCGCCTGCCTTGCTTTGGCTGATGGTGGCCGCGACATCGGACAGGGTCGCAGAGAGAATCTGTGAGTGCTGTGCGGCCTGGGTTGCGCTGGCTGTGACGCCGTCAAGCGTGGCCGAGAGCGTTACTGTTATCGAGGCGGGTCCACCACCCGCTACAGTGTTGACGATCTCGGCATCGAACCAAGCCGCAAGCTGCAGCTCCGCGTCGAACCAACTGCCCGGCCTAAGTTCCTCGTCAAACCAACCAAGGAACGCCATGGCTTAACCCATAGGTGCTGTGAATGTAGCCCCATCAAACGTCCAACCGATAGACTCCGCACCCAACTGCTCCCGCAGATCGTGGTCTGGGTACATTTCTTTCACGGTGGGCAGTTGGTCAGGCGTGATGCTGACACAAATGTCAACAACGCCGCTGATGATGCCGATGACGATCATCTATTTCTCCATCACAGCGAGACTGCCTGAAAAGAACGTGGCCGTGGCCGCGGATGCCAGGATGTTGTGCAGCATGCAGGTGCCGTTGTACAAGCGAATGCCGGGTGATCCGATCAGCTTTGGGGTGCTGACGTTGACCACAGCAGTCCCAATGGTGGATATGTCGCGACAAATCATCAAGCTGATGGACCCGGTCAGCAGGGTGGTGGTCAGCGTGCAGCTCTGGATCGACTGAATGCCAGTGTCGCCAGCGGCAAGCTGAAACCAGATGATCGTGCCGACTACCGCCGTGGCCGGCAACTGCGACCCAGCAATGGCTGACAGGTTGGCGGTGCGCCCAGATGTGCCTTTGCTGTTTGTGTACGACACGGTGATACCCGCGTTGGCCGCAGCATTGGTGCTGACCGCCGTCACCAGCAGGGCAATCGTGCAGCCTTCGCCTACCGTTGTTCCGTTCACATCACGGGCGGGCAGCGCTGGTGTCGTGATGGCTTGCGCTGTAGTCGTCGTCACCACCAGACCAGAGTTGACCCACAGCACATCGAAGAAATCGTTGGTGTGGTTAATGGACGATGCCATTTCCAGCGCCGTCAGGTAGTTGGCGCCTGTGACTGCATTGGCGATTGGGATGCATCCGTAATCTGCCACTGTAGTGCCGTCCGTGACGCGGCCATTCAAACCGGGCACACCAGGAACCCATGCGCCAGGGTATCCAGCATCTTTGCTTGTGCAGTACCAGCCACCGATAACGTCAGGTGCGGTGCCGGTTTTCATAAATGGGATGCTCTTGCCCGCGTAGTTGCCTAGTCCAGATGGCGGGTACTCTGCCCCGTTTTGGTCGCGGTGGACCCATGATCCGTCTTCACGGTAGCCAAGATTCTCACCCGGCAGTAGCACAAAGCCCATCAGTTCAGCCACGGTGGTGCCGTCCGTATGGCGCACCGTTACCTTGCAGGATGTACCGGTCGAGTTGTTTGTGATGTACAGGCCTTTGACATTGCGCTGGGTGGACGCCGCAGGACTGCCCACAATGGTCGTGGTAGCCGCCCCGGTGATCACCATATTCGTGCGCAGCGGCGTAACGGTGGCTCCACTCACATCGACATAGCTGGCATGCACCGTGATGCTGTTCGTGGCTATTGCAGTGATTAGCTGCAAGACGTCAGTGACGGAGGTGAGCAGCAGCACTTTACGGGTTACCTTCAGTGATGGAGCCGCTGGCAGTCGTCACCACATCATTGACCGCAATGGTGGTGTTGGTGATGACCAGGTTTGTCCCGGTTGTGCCCACTGTCAGGCCTTCGATGACCATCGTGGTGCCGTCTGTCTTGAACAGTCGCGCGATGGCCGCAGTGCCCGCACCGGTTGCGGTGGCCGAGCCAACCGCGTTCAGCGTCAGCACCCCGCCAGATACCGTGCCGAGCGTGGCCGCGCAGGTACTGGTGTACAGCACAGCAGCGTAGGCTGCGGTGTAGACCGTCAGCTTGGCGGTAGCGCCAGCCTCAGTGACGATTGCCGTGGCCCGCGCATTGCGCAGGGTTGCATTGAGCGTGATTGCCACGGGTTACCCCGCCAGCTTGGCCAGATACACGCGCGCTTTTTCAGCTCGGGCTTCCAGCCTGGGCGCGCAGCGCGGCATCAGCCTCGGTTTGCTTGGACGCTTGCACCGTGGTTTCATAGTAGTTGTCGGCTGCGGCCTTGATGCTGTCAGCCTTGACGCTGGCGGCGCTCACGATGCCATCGGCCACTTGCTTGGCTTCAGCGGTGACCTTCTTGGCGTCATCCTTGGCTTTTTGCGTGTCAGCCTTGGCTTGCTTCAGTTCAGCTTTGGCGCTCTCGGTGTCCGCTTGCAGCGCAGGCAAAGCCTTCTCAGCCTCTTCCATAGCCTGGACGATGGAGCCGGCCTTTTCAAAGGCGTTGGCCAGGGTGGCTACAGCATTGAAGCCGCGCAACAGAACGCGCGCATCATCGGCGGCCTTCAGAAATTCATTGCTCATGGGGTTACTCATTAATCAACAGATTGACATCAATGGATGTGGTGCCGTCGCCAGCAGTCACCCGCGGGCGCACCATCCAAGTAACCTCGGTCACCATCTCGATCTTGGCGAGAGTGACGTTGAGGTCGTTGCCCTGCGGGTCAGTCAGCACAGACCAATTGATCCCGTTGTCGTTGCTACCCTCAAAGCGCAGGCTGCCACCAGCGCCAAAGATCCCAGACACCTGGACGCTCCTGTCGCTGTACTGCGAAAAGCTGATGGCCTCGCCTGAGTCACCGTTAGCCAGTGCGGGCCAGCGCACGACAAATGCCTTTGAGTTGCCTGTGGCAATGCGTGTATGTGAAATGGTCGCCATAATTTCTCCTAGGTGTAGCCGGTCAGCCCAGCCATTACGTCATTAGCGGCATTGCTGCCATTGGGTGTTTGCACGGTGCCCAGCTTCTGTGCGGCACCTGCGATCTGCTCTATCTGCGCCGCCTGTTGGGCTTGTGCTTGGGCCTGTCTGCGCTGCATGCGGATGGCCATAGCCTCTTTCTTGGTGACCAGGAATTTGGGGTTAACACCCAGCATGTCGGCATACCCATCGGCCAATTCGTCTTCATTGATGCGGTCCAACACCTCGGGTTTGAACTGGGCAACCTGACTCACGGTGGCCAAGAATCTGTCGACATTTTTGGTTGCCACCGAGCGCTGCGCCTGGGCCAGCACTGAGACAAACTCAACCGACAACTCCATGCCGCCGATCTCTTCCGGTGGTGGTGGGATGAGGCCAGCAGACACCATCAGGTCGAAGGTGTTGTCAATCAGTGGTGTCAAGATCTCATTGTGCAAGCGCTCCACCACTGGACCCAGCATCAGCATCTTCTCTTCATGGCGCTCGGCCACCTCGGTGGCGGTGATACCGCTGCGGGTGTCGTTGGCCATCATCAGGAACATGTCGGCATACAGGCCAGCCCGAATGCGTTCACGCACATCCTGGATGTCGGCCAGCAGATGCGACAGGTCAATGCGCGCATCGAACAGGGTTTTAATGCCCCCGTTTTGCTGGTCGGTGTAGGTGGTGCTGCCTGGCAGTTGGTTGATCTCGCGGCCCTTCATGCTGGCAGGTGCCTGCAGGGGGGGCTTGCTCAGATAGTCAATGCCCTGGCTCTTGCGGGTCTGCTCATGCTGCAACTGCTTGATGTCGCCCAGCACTTCCATGCCAGGGCTGTTGCCATAGATGTCGCCGCCTGAGACTGACCAGCGCGGTGCCAGCACTGGGAAGGTCTTGAAGCCTGACTCGCGCAGTGGCATGCCATTCTTGGACCCCACCTCAAAGTAGACTGAGGCGAATGGCATGTTTTTGTTGTCGAGCTTGGTGGCATCACGCTGCTTGCGCGGCTCAATGCAGTGCATCACCGTCACCCACTTGTCGAGAAAACCCGACTCAAAGGAGTCCTGCACCATGACGCTGCAATTCTCCTTGCCGAACTCTTCCACCATCTGGCCCACGGTCATATCGAACTCGCGGTACATGGTGTTGACCACGCCACGGTGGTCGGTGGCAATGCAGTATTCACCCGCAGTCAGGGTGTACAGGTGCATCACGTTGTCAAAGTCAGGCAGGCAGATTGCTGCGGCCGTGCCGAATGCGCCCAACTCCTCGTACATCGAGTGCAGCGCGCGGTAGGTGTTGGACTTGTTGAACACCATGTTCATCAGTTGCTGCACATCGGCCAGCCAGCGCTTGACCGCATCCGACTCATCGAGCTTGGGGTCGCTGGTACTCAGGCGATACCAGGGCCGGGCCGGGCTGGTCATGTTGGACATCATGCCGGCTGCCAGGATGCGCAGGGCACGGGTCGCGGTGTTGTCGTTGATCTTGTTGTAGCGCTTGTCGCCTTTGTTTCGGTCCTGCACAAAGAAGCGGCCCGAGCGTGGCAGCATGTAGTCGCTGATCTCAGCCCAATGCGGCACAAAGGAGGCGCGCTCTTGCTTGAGGCTACCCCAGCGGCGCACCATTTTCTCCATGCTGGTGGCATCCATCTTAGGTTCCTAACAGGGTTTTTTTGCCTAAAAGCAAGCTGTTGGGGTCAACCCCAGCGTTGCCGGTCAGCATGGTTCCAGACTGTCCACCCTTGGCGTTGAGCTGGTTCTGGCTCATCATGCCGGCAATGTCGGGTTGCTTGCCGTTGGCGCGGTTGTTGGCTTGATCAGCGAGGTCGGCCTGCTTTGTGGCTTGGTCTACGGCGATCTTGTTCGCTTGGCTCTGCGCTTCGGTTCCTTTTTTCATGGCCTCGGGCTGATCAACCAGTGTGCTCCCCGCCATTGCGCCCATCCCCGCACCAGCCGCAGCCGCAGTAGCAGTCCCTGCGGTAAGCCCAAGCGATGCGCCACCGGTCATATAGGCCGCTATGCCGCCAACAATGGCCCCCAACGCTGCACCGTTACCACACATAGACTACCCCCGATTTATAAGTTCCATCGGATCGTAGGTGTGCCTCATTGGGTTATGGACACCGCCATTTTTATGCGCTTGTTGTTGGCTTGAGTTATTGCATCAGCCCACCGGCAGTTACTTGGTTCATAGTTGCCATTAACGTCAATCCTGTCGATTGATGTATCGGTTGGGCGCGGCCCCATGTCCTTGTAGAAGTTTTCAAAAATCAGCCATTCTGCGCAGACCCTTATCCCTCTACCGCCATAGTTCTTGAATGCATGATTGTTTTTGTTTGAACATCTTTGCGTCATCATGTTCCATGACCTGTATTCACGGGTGTTACGCATGCCGTGTGATTGATGCCCAACCTTTATTCTGCATCCGCACCCTTTGGTGAAGCCTTTGTAAACATTGCTGGTTGTTGGGGTAGTTTCATTCCCGCAGTCACATAAGCAACGCAGTCGGCCAACTCCATTTATTGAAAGTTCTTCAAGAACTACAAGCCTACCAAAGCGCTCACCCACGCTTACAAATATCCTTTTACCCATCACATGATCTCCTTTTTAATCAATTCGTATGGATCGTAGTTTTGTGATTGGTTGTTATGGACACCGCGCTCCAGCGGCGCCACCTCGGGGGTGGGGTAGGCAAAGGTCAGGCACAAAGCATCAGCCGCGTCAGGGCTGGCCAGGCCACGCTCCTTCATGGACTTCTTGGACTCCAGCACGATCTGCTCCTTTGGCGTGTAGCTGTACTCCACACTGGTCAGGTCAGTGGCCATGGCTTCATCCTGCTCCAATGCGCCGATCTTCAGCCACTCGCGGGTTGACCCCCACATCTCGGCCCGCTTGTTCAGGTACTTGCGCGGCTCATCGGCCTGGCCACCGAACTGCACCTCAATCGGGTCGTAGTTCAATTGGCGCAACCGATCCACCACACCACCACCCACGCCACCACCGTCGATGAAGATGACCGGGTGCAGGCCCATCATGCGCAAGTAGTCGGTATGCTCAATCACCCGGCTGGCCAGTTGCATGGTGTCCAACTGCCTGAAGCGCTTAATTGGGTCGCCAAAACGGGCCACATCCACGCCGACCGCGCAGCTCATGCCCACCTGCTGGCGACTATCCACCGTCCTGGCCATAGCCTCATCCACCAGGCTGCGGGCAATGAACTGCAGGCTGGAGCTGTTGGGAAATACGCCGCGCACACGGATCTTGACAAAGTCCGAGTCCTCGCCGTAGTCGGCCACCCACTGGTCGAGCAGCTTCTTGTTCGTGATGGCCACGCTGCGACTGTCAATCTGGCGGGTGTTCCAGCGGTGGCGCTGCTTGCCAAAGCACTCAGCGAAGGCGCCAGTGGTGCGGGTGGGGTTCCCAAAGGCAAAGTGCATCGATTCTCCGTCCGTTTTCCCACCCTCGGCCACTTCCCAGATCTTGCTGGGGATGGCGCTGGCCTCATCGAACAGATACCACGGGGTCGAGCTGGCCGCATGCAACCCGGCAAAGCTCTCACTGTTCTCCTCCCGGCTGGTCTGGGCATCGACACGCCAACTGTCAGGAAAATCCTTGTGTACCAGGCGCATCGCCCCCTTGCCGGTGGTGATGTCAAACCAGTGTTTGTTCACAGCGCGTGACAACCAGGCAGAGACACCGGCCCAGGTCTTGGAACTGAGCTGCTCCCCGGTGTTGGCCGTCACCACCCCTTTGGAGTGGGCGCGGGTGGACATGATCCACAGCACCAACCAGGCGGCCATGGCTGACTTTCCGATACCGTGGCCCGAGCTGACAGCGTACTGGATGGGTGCCACGGCATTCACACCATTGAACCCACGCTCCTCAACATCCCTGCCAATCGAGTCCAGGAACTCGCAGGCCCACGCATCAGGGCCATACGCGCAGTTGTACTTCTCGCGCCATGGGCTGGCCAGCTTGACCAGTTGCAGGCTGCGGTCGGTGTCCCAGGGGAATGCCAGCATGACATAGCGCAGCGGGTCGTAGTAGCACTCCTGCATCAAGGCCACAATGCCCGGCTCATCGGATTGGCTCATGGTGCCTTAATGCGATTGCGGGCCGCTGCCAGGGCGCTGACCACATCCACCTTGCCAGTGAACTCCACCTGCTGCTTGTCGCCATACTTCTTGGGCGCCACCTTGCTGGCGTACCACTTGCGCGCATCCACCCGCAGACGATTGCGGGCCACAGCAGTGGAATCAAACACCACCTCGACCTCACCCTCCTCCGAATGCTTGGACATCAGCGACTCTTCGTCTGAGATCTCGATGATCTGCTCGGCGTAGAAGTCAGCCTGGGCCTCGCGCGCGCGGGCGTACTTGTCCTGTAGGCCTTCATGCTTATTCTGCAGCAACCAGTTCATAAACGTGGATCGACCCGGCATCCCGGCATCCCGGCAGATGGACGCAAGACTCTCACCCTGCGCCAATCGCTCACAAATGGTGTCCACGATCTCATCCGAATGGACGGTATGCACCCCTGTTGGTTTCACCTTCTTGGTTGCCATATCACTCTCCTGTTTTAATGACACGCCACTCACTGGGCATCTGCGACCGGGTCTTGTACTTCACGATATTGCGCACCGTGCAGGCTGCCACCTCAAACTTCTGCGCCAGCTTGCGGTAGCCCATGGCCTTCTCGGCGTGCAGCTCACGCATCAGCTCGACCTCGTTGTCAGTCAGCTTGGCGTTGTGGTGGTCTTCCCCAATGCGGCGACCCAGCTCGTTGATTGCTATCGTGGCCATGCTTACTCCTTGAAATATTTTGGTTGGTTGGCCTTGGCGCGGCGAAGTACATGGTCGATGGCCTTCACCCGTGCCAATGGGTCGATCGCAGTGGATACTTGGGACGCCCGTGCTAGTGCGGCACGAATGTCGAACGGCAACTGGGTGCTTATTGGTGGTGGTTGTGTCATGTCGTGCGCTCCAGGGTCCAGTTGAGTAATGCTTGCTGTGTGGTGCCGCTCTCGCGGTCGAATGCTTTGGTGCCCATTCCATGGACGCCTCCTGGGCCACGGTGGTGGTCTGGGCATAGTGGGATCAGGGTTTTGTAATCCCCCTTACCCCAGCCGCCACCTCTCAAGTGATGCAGCTCGACCGCCCCAGGGTCATGGGCGCCATGGATGAAGTGGCAGTAAGCACAGCCCAGCGCTGCGACCTTGCCCTTGTGGATCAGTTCAGCTTTGGTCATTCTTGTCCAACCCATACAGGCAGCTTCACGCCACGGTCGGCAGCGGTGGCATACAGAAATTCGATCCACTCGGCAAACTGGGCCTTGGTGAACTTGCTGGTACGCTGGCCCAACAGGACCACGCCACCGTTCAAGCCCATCGCCAGGCGCACAGACTCACCCTTGAAGGCTGCGCTTAGTACGTCCTTCCAGTCATCCGCATCCATCGTGACCATGCGGCCATCGACTGGCCACTGCAGTTGCTGGCTGAACACGGTCAGGAGTGGCCACATGAGCCGGTTCTGCGCCTGG